ATGGTCGGCTACAGCGAGATTGTGATTGAGCAATTGGGAGATCTATTCCATAGTGATCAGATTCATGCAACACAAACGGTTAGAGGAACGCAACTAGATCACGCAAACATGCGTCAGGCATTCCATGATGCTGTGAAGTTGTTTGATCAGATTATTCCGCTGGCAATTGAATATAGCAATCGCGTCTCAATCAAGAGCGTGTTCGGTAACCATTCAGGTGATCTCGAATACGCTTTTCTTTATGCGCTGATAGATCGCTATCCACAAGTACACGTTGATCTCAATGACAGTAATCCGGCAACCGACTGGCGCTGTGCATACTTGCTAGGGCATGTTGGCATTATGCTCGCCCACGGAGATGTAGCCAAGGACAAGCTGACAGGACTTTTTCCATTTGAGTACAAAAAGATATTCAATATGGCAAAAACATACGAGCTTCACTCAGGCCACTATCATAGCGAGCGGTTTAAAGATGATCGTGGCATTATGTGGCGCCAGCTTGGAACAGCAAAGCCAAATGATCCCTATGAGATTAAGAATGGCTTCACCACAGGCAAACATCTGCTATATGCGTTCGTTTATGACGACACGCGATTGAGGTGTACTTATGAACTCAACTGAAGTTTGGAAAGATATTGAAGGATTTGAAGGCCTCTACCAAGTTAGCAACATGGGAAGAGTAAGAAGCCTTGATCGTAAAGACGCACAAGGGCACCGCATAAAAGGAACGGTGCTCGCTGGTAGTTTAAACGGCAAGGGGTATCTCAGGGTCGGTCTATGTCGAGACGGAGACGTTGAATACAAGTCTATCCACCGTCTCGCGGCTAAGGCGTTCCTAGACAACCCCGACAATTTGCCGCAAGTTAACCATAAAGACGAAAACAAGACGAACAACGCAGTATCGAACCTTGAATGGTGCACAGCTCTTTATAACAACACGTACGGTGCTCACAGCAAGCGCATAGCGAAAGCGCTTGAACGTCCAATCTACGTGGTGACGAGTTCAGGACATCGCTATTTCTTCGACAGTACAAAGAAAGCTGTGGAACTCCTCGAACTAAAGAATGGCGCCGTATCCAGATGTCTTCACGGTAAGCTCAAGCACCACGGCAGTTTTTCCTTCGAGCGGGCGGTGAAACCATGTCAGGCATGAAACGATTAGATTATGGCTACGTTAGTAGAACCGAGCAATTGATTATTGAAGATTTAACGCGGAAAGAGAAACATATGCAGGCAATTATCTACACGAAGCCGGGCTGTCAAAAGTGTCGGCGAACAGTATTCAAGCTGTCACAGGTCATGCCAGTGCAAACCATCACAGCAGACGCGGACGACTACGAGCGCTTCCGCAAGCTAGGCTATCGGTCAATGCCAGTCGTAACAGTATACAAAGCAGACGGAACACATGACGAATGGTGTGACTCGCAAGTTGACAAGATCAAACAATACACGGAGGCAATTTAGCATGTGCAATTTCCTATTACTGCTCACACTAATATTCGTTCGGATTGCATGAGGAGTGATGGGCATGACTAACACATCTTATACGGGAGATGTTCACAGCCACGCTGGTCGTGCACGCTTCTATCGTTCACCTGAATGGAAAGCATTGCGCGAACAAGTTCTTGAACGTGACCACTATGAATGCCAATGGTGCAAAGCGGAAGGACGCGTGACTACTGGCAATGACATGACGCTGGAGATTGACCACATCAAGACGCTAGAGGAACGTCCAGACCTAGCGCTTGATCCAGACAATCTACGCACACTCTGCCGCGACTGTCACAACAAGCGACACGGACGATTCAATTATAAACGTTTGGGGAGACCAAAAAATCAGTATGCCAGCGATGAGAGATGGTAAAATAACAGACCCCCGGGTAAAAAAATTCAATGCCATTTTGAAATTCGGGGACCGGTGGACGGGCTCGTCTTCCGCAAAAATGTTTCGTTTTTTTCGCGCGAGGGGGGGTACCCTATACCAAAAATGGGAGGTGATAATCCATGGACAAGCTAGATAAGCTTAAAAACAGGCTCTTGTCTCAGATAGACAAGACTAATCCAATTGAAACTGAGAAGGTGGACCGATATGTTTCAATGGTTGACATGTTCTACAAGCTTCAAAAAGAAGCTATCAAGCAGCCAATTATTGAAATTGAGAATGGCAGTCAGCATTTCACTAAATCTAATCCTGCTTTGGCTGATATGAACAAGATCAATGCAAGCCTAATTTCACTTGGCAAGGACATGGGTTTGTCCGCTCCGCCTGGAATTGATGGAAAGGGCACGGGATATGATCCTGATGATCTGCTTTGATTCATAACAAGTATGTTGATGATTACATCAAGGGTTATGAAGAAGGACACTTGCTGTTTAATAAGGAACGTATTCAGCTTGTTGATTATCTAAAAAAGTCTGTGCTATCTGACGACACACTGCATTTTGACAACGAACAGATTGAGAACTGCATTAAGTTAAGCGAGAAGTGGTTTTTCAAACTTCAGCCGTTCCAAAAGTTCTTGATTGCGTTCGTTTTTTTGTATCACGAAGACGGGACCAATTATTATGAAGACTTTTTGTGGATGATGGGTCGTGGGTCCGGTAAAAATGGGCTAATCTCTGCGCTCGGCACATTTTTGATTTCGGAGTTCAATGGGGTTCATGGATATAACGGATCGATCATTGCCAACAGCGAAGAACAGGCGAAGACATCAGTAGCCGAAATAAAAGACGTCGTGGACAGCAGCCCAGCACTTGGCCGCGCGTTTTACGCGACAAACACCCAGATCAAATCGCGCCGGACAAACTCGACGCTTAAATATCGGACATCAAATGGTAACACCAAGGATGGTTTGCGAGACGGGTTTGTTATTTTTGACGAGATTCACGAATACCAAGACGATTCTAATGTAAAAGTGCACTTATCTGGCCTTGGCAAGAAGGCCAACCCCCGTGTTTTCTTCATTGGGACCGATGGATACGTTCGCGATGGGTTCATTGACACCAAGAAGAAACAAGCGGAAAGCGTTTTGAAAGGCAAGGCGGCGCCTGATTTTCTGTTCCCATGGATTTGCAAGATTGACAGTGAGGACGAAATAGACAATCCCAGGATGTGGGAAAAGTCAGTGCCAATGATCGTCAAGCCCTTGTCCACATACGGAAAAACGTTATACCGGCAGATTAAAAAAGACTACGACGCATTGGTGGAGGCGCCAAGCGGCCGTGAAGAGTTTTTGACCAAAAGGATGGATTACCCCAGCCAGGCGATGAACAGTAATGTGGCGCCATGGGAAGAGATTTTAGCGACCAATCAGCCGATCCCCAAAGATATTGATGGCCGAGAAGCGATTGGAGCTGTGGATTTCGCCAGTGTACGAGATTTCATTGCTGCCGCCGTTACCGTTCGTTACAAGGACAAGCTGGTGACCGTCGAAAAGCAATGGGCGCGAAAAGGATTCTGTGACAAATATTACGCATACAGTCGCAAGGAACGGATTGCCACACCTAATCAGCGAATCAATATTCCTCTGCACGACTGGGAACGTAGCGGCCTGGTTGAAGTCATCGACGAGCCGTTGATGGACCCGAAACATGCGCTGGAATGGATGCAACAGATGGCTCAGCAATTCAACATCAAAAAGGTGATCATGGATAATTACCGAGCCCAGATTATGCGAAAAATGTTTGAAGACGGTGGCTTCGATGTAGATATTATTCACAACCCTACTTCAATCGACGGGTTGCTCGCATCGATTATCGACGATGGGTTTCCGCGCCACAGATTTATTTGGGGAGACAATCCAATGCTTCGCTGGAACACGCAAAATGTGTTGGTTAAGGTCAACAAAGCAAACGGAAACAAGTCCTATGAGAAGAAAGAGGAAACTCGTCGTAAGACAGATGGTTTTAAGGCATTTGAATATACGTTGTACCGAGCAAATGAATTATCCGATGTGGACGTCAGCGAATCACTGGCGTTTTTAAATGACCTTGACTTCTGAAAGGAGGTGAAAGCGTGAACTTCAACTTATTTGATCTGTTTACTCAACGTAAAGATGCCAGTTTTGCCTATGATCTTAATTTAATTGGCGGACAGCAGACGCAAGTTTACCTGAAACAGTATGCGTTAAATACGTGTGCATCTTTTTTAGCCAGAACGGTTTCTCAGTCCGAGTTCAAAACTAAAAACGCTGCGCTTTATTACAAGCTAAATGTCCGACCAAACTATAATCAAACAGCAACGAGCTTTTGGCAGGAACTGATCTTTAAACTCATTACAGATAATGAAGTGCTGGTCGTTCAGGACGATACAGGCGACCTACTGATTGCTGACAGCTATGTTCATAATGTCAAGGCGGTATATCCTGATACATTTTCTGGAGTGGTGGTCAATGACTATCAGTTTCAGCGTGTGTTTGGAATGGATGACGTTTGGTTTATCAAATACAACAACGACAACCTAACCACATACACAAATCAGTTATTGTCCGACTATGCTAATTTATTCAGCCGCATGATTAGTTTTGCCATGCGTAACAAGCAGCTAAGAGCAACGGTGGATTTCTCAGGCGTTACAAGTTTTGACAGCCAAACGCCTAAAGATGATGCGAGTGGCAATAAGAAAGAGAATCCAGCTCAGAAATTCATTGATAAGCTCTTTAGTGCATTCAGAGACAACGACATTGCAATTGTGCCTTTACAAAAGGGTATTAAGTACGACGAAGTTTCGAGCCAGTATAGTGGCGCAGATCAGGCATTTTCTGACATTACTGCTGCACGTAAAGAGGCAGTTGACAGCGTTGCAGAGATTCTAGGAATTCCACCAGCATTGATCCACGGTGCACAGGCGGAAGTTGATCAGAATCAACAAGAATTATTGAATTTTTGCATTGCTCCGCTTAATCAAAAAATTGAGGATGAGTTAAATGCCAAGGCTGTAAGCCAGTCTTCATATGATCAAGATAAGGTCACCGTTTGGGGACTGAATAAGCCTAATGCTCTTAATCTTAGCGATGCAATAGACAAGCTAGTATCAAGCGGCGTATACAATCGTGACACTGTGCGAAGCTGGTTTGGCGATGATCCAATTCCAGACGGAAGCGGCCAGAAATATTACATCACAAAGAACTATGAGGAAGCAACGAAGGGAGGTGATAATGATGACGACAGTAATTCCAATTAACACTCAGCTTGTTGATGATGAGACTGCGAGTGTCATGAAGTCGTGGGGGCTGGATTTAGTAGCTCCGAACGCGATCCGCGAAATGCTTCCGACTGATAATTCAGACGTTGTAGTCGAAATTGATAGCCCAGGTGGATTGGTTACCGCAGGAAGCTCAATTGCGACGCTTTTGAAAGACTATCCCGGAACTGTAACGGCTAAGATTATCGGTCAGGCAGCATCTGCAGCTACAGTAGTAGCACTGTCAGCTGACAAGATTATGATGGCACCGACGGCTACATTCATGATTCACCGTGTGTCAGTCTCTGGCATTTCTGGAAACTCCGGTGATCTTGACAAGTACAGTGATGTTCTTTCAATGCAAGATAAACAATTTGCTAACTTGTATGCATCAAAAACTGGTAAAACAGCAGATGAGATGCTCAAGCTAATGACAGACGAGACGTATATGTCAGCACAACAGGCCAAAGATATTGGTTTTGTTGATGAAATTATGTTTGAGGAACAGCCTACCTTGGTAGCAGGCCCAAAAACGATGCTGACAAAAGAGATCGTTGATGCCCTTAAGGAGTATCGAGAAATCAAAGACAAGCAAAGTAATCCAGTTCTAAATGTCGACACTGATGAACTAGCAGAAAAGCTTGCAAACAAATTAAACCCTCATAAGGAACCTAAGCAAAGCAAGTTTGCAGGGTTCCTTTTTTAATACGAAAGGAGTCATAAAAATATGACTATGAGCTTTAAGAATTTAGATACCTTTGCGGAAAAACAAAAGGCATTCGCAGACATCGTCAAAAGTGGTGGTGATGCTGAAGCCCAAGGCAAGGCGTTTGGTGAAATGATGGACGCACTGTCCACTGATCTCAACAGCTTCCAAGAAAATCTGAAGAATAAGACCCAAGAGGAAATCGACAGCATCATTGCAGCCAACACCGGTGATGTGAAGATGACACAAGATGAAGTTAAATTCTTCAATGATATCTCGACTGATACTGGGTTCAAAAACGACCAGCTTATTCCACAAACCACTGTGGATAAGATTTTCGAAGATATGACTTCTAATCATCCTCTGCTGCAAGCGATTGGTTTGCAGAACAACGGTGTGCGCCTTAAAATCTGGAAATCTGATGCTAAAGGTGCCGCTGTATGGGGCAAGATTTTCGGCAACATTCAAGGGCAGCTTGATGCTACGTTCACGTCTGTTGATGCAGAGATGAGCAAACTGACAGCATTTGTTGTGCTGCCTAATGATCTTGATTCATTCGGTCCGGCATGGGTACGCACATACGTTACTACCCAAATCACCGAAGCGTTTGCGGCCGCATCTGAATCAGCATTTGTTGATGGTGATGGTAAAAGCAAGCCAATTGGGCTTGATCGCGATCCGTCAAAAGGTGCCATATCCGTTGGTGTGACAACCTACCCGGTGAAGGCTGATGCGGGCACCGTAACTCTGAAAGATGCCGACACGGCTAAGTTTGAACTAATGACCATCATTAAGGCTCTGTCCAAGAATGCAAAAGGCAAGCCTGTAGTTGCACGTGGCAACACCATTTTGGTTGTACAACCGGGTGCTTCGCTTGACTTTGAGCGTGCAATGACCATGCAAAACGTTAATGGTCAGTGGGTATATGCGCTGCCATATGGCATTCAGATCATCGAATCTCAGTACGTTCCAGACGGGAAGGCTATTGCTTTTGTTAAGGGCCGTTATGATGCATACATGGCTGGTGGCTTGAACATTTCTGATTTTAACCAAACGTTGGCCATTCAGGACGCAATTCTGTTCACTGCTAAGCAATTCTTCTATGGTGCGCCAGCAGATAGTAATGCCGCACTTGTCTACGCACTGAAAATCGCTGATCCGAATGCTGTAGCTGGTGGCTTGGGGAAATAGTATCCCCCATTGAAGCGGGGGTAGACAGCAACTCAACCGTTGCACAGCTGAAGTCATATCTTGATTTAAAGAGAATCAGTTACCCAAGCAATGCATTAAAGGCCGATTTACAGAAACTTGCGGGGGTGACACCAGATGAATGATAATCAGGTTAAATCGCTTTTGACAGAATTTAAAGCTCGAATGAGCATTTACCACTCGTCAGAAGATGCTGAGCTTAAGAACATGCTGCAGGCCTCGTACGATGCAGTTAATCGCATGACTGGAGTGTCTGATATCACCAATAACCAATTCAAAGAGCTTGTCATTGAACGCACCAGGTATGTCTACAATGATCAGGCTGAATTTTTCGAAGACAACTTCCTATCAACGATTATTGGCTTGAATTTACAAGCATATGGTGAGGGGGACGATGACAATGGCTAGTCGTCCAAGTTTTCAGTGTCAGCCTCCCAAAGTTGATAGTGGAAAATTAAGAATACCGATTCACTTCTATGCTCAAGATGTTGGTGATTCACCGGAGCCAACAGACATTGAGCCTAAAGAAGTGTTTTTTTGTCTTTGCGATGCCTATTCGCCAAGCAATAAGGACAAGGTAGTTCTTGATAGCCACGAGGTTGACCTGGGCGTCACTGTGATTATTCGCGATACCAAGGGTGAATTCATTCCGAACAACAAAATGACAGCGTTTATTGACGACTCTCGATATCGGGAAGTTAAGGAATGGCAGATTGAAGAAGTTCGCCATGATTTTGAAGCCAACAGGTTCATTACGCTGGTATTGGGGGCGAAGCAATGACAGCAACTTTAGACGTTAAAGGTTTAGAAGACTTAGAAAACAAGCTAAGTCAAAAGTTTAGCGATCGCAAAGTTGCTAAATATGTCAACAACGCATTAACCATCGCTGGACGATATGCCGTTGTTGAACTTAAACAAGCTGCAGCAAGCTATCGAGACACTGGCGCAACAGTAAATGAAATTACTGCGGGCAAACCACGGCTTCGTGGTGGGGTTCGCAATATCAAGATTGGGTGGTCTGGTGATGGTTCAAAACAACGGTGGCGCTTAGTTCATCTCAACGAATTTGGGTACACCCGAAATGGGCGCACGTATGCTCCAAGAGGCATAGGGAAAATTCGATCATCCTATGATGAAATGCAGCCGAAGCTGAAAGAGCTAGAAGCGGCCGAATTGAGGAAACTGCTATGAAAGACATGCTGAACACGATTTATACAGAGATACGTGGTGATCCGCTAGTATCTCAGTACCCGATTAAGTATTACGACTATCCAGAGGCAGCTTCTAAGGAAACGTTTGTTCTCATCAAACCGTTATCTCCTCCAACAGCTGCTTTTGGTGCCAGTGATAAAGAATTAGCACAACAGCTAACTTACCAGATTGATGTGCAATCCGGTGATCGCATGCTGTGTAAGCAGATACAACAAGCAATCAAAAAACACATGTACTCGTTAGGCTTCTCGCAATTATCCGAGGGGCTTGACGAGTTTTTTAGTGACACAAAACGGTATGTCGATGCACGGCGATATCGAACTGTCACACAGCTTTATGACGCTAACTATTAGAAAGGAGTCATCACATGACTTTAGTACATTTTCCACGCATGACCATTCAACCGTTTGACGCTAAAGGTGCCCCAAAGGGAGAACCAATCGTTGTTCAAGGGGATACCAACAAAGGCGGTACCATTACTGCCGAAATTTCTGGATTGTCAAGCAACGCTCTGAAGGTTGCTGCATCGGACATTGAGTATTGGATTTCTCAAGAGGGTGTTGGTGAAGTTTCTGTTGACTTTACGTTGATCGATATTCCAGCAGATTCAGAAGCGATCATCCTTGGACAGAAAACTGTTGAGTCTGGTATCACATATGTGGGTAATGACACGAACCCACCATATTGTGGTGTTCTGCTAGAAGCCGAAAATCTTCAAGGGGATAGTGCTTATTTAGGATTCTTCCGCGGCAAGTTTGCCAAGGACAAAGAGACCTTGAATACACAAAATCCAGCTGATAAGAAGGCACCAGAAGGCGATAGCTATACGTTTACTGCGGCCGGTTCACCTGATAATGGTGATCAAAAAGGCGAGTACGTTGCTAAATATGTCGGGTCTGATCCAAAAGCTATTAGCACGGTGAAAGCGCAGGTTTTAAAGGCAACCCCAAAACTGTAACGGTGTCTGGGGTATCCCTGACACCGACAACGGCGAGCATTAAAGTGAGAGCAACCACGGCATTAACGGCTAAAGTTAGCCCGGAAGATGCGACTGACAAGGCTGTTAGCTATGAATCCAGTAAAATATCGGTCGCTACTGTCAACAGTAGTGGCGTAGTAACTGGCGTTTCTGAAGGCTCTGCTACCATTACCGCAACAACACACGATGGCAGCAAAACCGCAAGCACTGCGGTAACCGTAACTGCTGCTTAAAAATACAATTGTCGCCTCAGAAATAAACAATGCTGATTGAGTTCAGGGCGGCATCTAAAATAAGGAGACTTATCATGCTAAAACTTGATTTACGTAATAAAGATGGTAAGGTTGAGCACTTTCAAGAAACATTCGTGCCCGCCTTAAAACTGATCGAAGGCTTAAAACTAACTCCCGAGAACTTTCCTGATCTAGATGAATCAGATTGGATGGAAAAAAACGCAGAATTTATGGCTTCTTGTTTTGAAGACAAAAGCGTAACTAAGAAACGAATCTTAGACGGTGTTGCCGCTTGGGATTTCAACAAAGTATTTGACACATTCAATCAACAGCTTTTCGGGATTGACCCAAAAAAAGTGGCAGCGAGCGAATCAGCAGAAAAGAAGCATTAAATCAAATCTACAAAATGATTCGTTCGGTCGTTACAAACGTTCCGGGGTTCACGATCAATGACATTATGAAAACTGATTGGGAGACGTTACAAGAGGTGCTGCTGCAAAGTGAACCAGAAAAAGAAAAGGCAGTCTCGCTTACCGACTTTATCAAATCAATGTAGGAAGGAGGAAACAAATTGGCAGAACCATTAGGTCAAATGATGATCGAACTTGGGCTTGATGATACCAAGTTCGGTAACGGGCTGAAGAACGCCAAGTCACAGTTGAAATATTTCGGGTCTGAGATGAAAGCTCAGGCCTCTTTTTATGACGCTTTTGGAAGTAAAGTAGACGGCTTAAGTGCAAAAGAACAAGGCTTGACCAAGATGATTGCTGCACAGTCAAAGGTTGTAGCTGAATCTAAGAAGGCGTACGACGGATCACTGACTTCAAAAGGCGAAATGACAAAAAGTTCCGCTAGACTTGCAGCTAATTTTGAAGCCGAACAAGCAAAACTTGCATCACTGGCTAAAGAGTACATCAATACCGCCAAAGCAGAAGCCGAAATGAGTGTTAAAACAACCGGTGTCACTGGTGCGATTAACAAGCTTGGTACGGCCCAGATAGCTATTGGCAATCGCATGAAGTCACTTGGCGACAGCATGACTACTGGCATCACTGTGCCTATAGCTACAGCTTTTGTGGCTGCGACTGCTAAAGCAATTAAATTTCAAAATCAGCTTCTAGTCATTAAGAACTTGCTTACTACTGGTGGTGAGTCAGCAAAAGAGGCCATTTCTGGCGTCAACAAGATGCAATCAGATGCCATTCAGTATTCCAATCATTACGGTGTATCTGTAGAGAAGATTTCAGCAGGGTATGAAGAACTTGTACGACGTGGCTATACGTCTAAACAAGCTATCGCTGCCATGAAAACAGAACTCCAAGGTGCTTTGGCATCAGGCGATGATTTCAATGATGTTGTTTCTGTGGCATCGTCAACATTGGAATCATTTGGCATGAAATCAAGCAATACTGCAAAGATGACTAGAAACACCAAGACTGCCGTTAATGAGCTTGCTTATGCGGCCGATCTGACAGCAACGGACTTCCAGTCTCTTGGTGTTGGTATGTCATATGTTGGTGCCACTGCTCACCAAGCTCATTTCACCTTGTCGGAAACCGCATCTGCTTTGTGTGTTTTGTCCAACAACGGTGTAGAAGCAGATAAGGCTGGTACTGGGCTGCGTAAAGTCATTGTCAGTTTGAACACTGCCGTCAAAAATATTGGCACCAAAAATGACGTTCTTGCCAGTCTTGGTATCAAGAAAGAAGAAATCGTTGGTTCCAACGGTCAGCTCAAGAGCTTGAGCACTGTCATGGACGTACTCAATCAGCACACCAAGGACATGAGCGCGACTAAAAAAGCAGCTGTATTTAACAGTCTTTTTGGTACCACTGGTCAGCAAGCCGGTATTATTCTCGCACAAAACAGCAAACAGTTAGCTGAATTGAATAGCCAGGTTGATAAGGCTGAGAAAAAGAACTATGTGGGCAGCTTATCGGAAAAGAACCTTAAGTCTGCTCAAAATCAGTTAAAAGTTCTGCAACAAAATGTTGAAAACTTGGGGATGACACTTGCACAAAAAGTTCTACCTAGTGTGCAGCCCATTATCAAGGATTTGACTGATGCTGTTAATTGGTTTGGTAAACTAAATCCACAAGTCCAGCAAAACATTGTTAAGTGGGGGCTGTTGGCCGCAGCCATGGGCCCAGTGCTTAGCATTGGTGGAAGATTAACTACAGGGCTTGGAAAATTAGGTACCTCATCAGTTGGCCTTATTGCAAAAATAGCCGGATTGGGTGCGAAGTCGCAAGCAGCCAAGACGGTTATGGGTCAGTTAACAGATGCAACGGGTAATGTTGTAGGAACCTTGACGAAAGCTGGCGGTGCCGCAACCAATACAGGTGGCTTAATTGGAAATTTAGCCGGAAGAATGACTGTTGCCGCTGGTGAAACAGGCGTTTTAGGGAGCGCATTGACTCCGTTAGGGCTTGGAATGATAGCTGTAGCCGGTGCGGCAGCAATTGGTGTCGTTGCTTGGGAAGGCTTCGGCAAACAGATGGTTGAGTCGTCGAACCGCGCTTCACGATGGGGCTCTGATATTGGCAAAACGGCCGATACTGCGGCAACTGAAATGTCACAATACCAAAGCAAAGTTGACGTTGCCATGTCTGGTGCATCCGGTTCTGTATCTAGCAATGCAAAGACTATTAATTCAGCATTCAGCGGTATGATTACATCTGCTCAAAAGGCAAGCAAGGCTCAGAAAAAGGCTGCTGATGATGTTGCCAAGGCTATTGGTGGTGAAGCTGCTGCTGCTCTTGAAGAAGAGGCCGGCAAAGAAGAGTCCGCTCGCAACAAAGAGATTGCGAAGATGAAGTCATATGCTAAAGAAGCACATGACATCTTAAAAAATTCCGCCGACAACAACGTTGCTCTTAATGCGGAACAACGCATTAAGATTGGCAATATTCAAGATGAAATGGCCGAAGCTCAGATTAAGACACTTGGATTAACGGCAAAACAGCAACGTCAAGTGCTTGCTGCTGAGCTAGGCGAAACCAGCAAGATGTCCGTAAAGCAATTGTCATCAATGGCAAAGTCCATTGGTGATGCTTCGTACCAAGAGATGTCGAGCTATGAGCAAAGGCTTAAAGCAATCAATGGAAATGCACAGCTTTCTGAAACTGAAAAAAACGTGGCCATTGAAGCTCTTGAACGGGAACACATTGCAACGATGGATAAGCTCGGCGGAGACTATATCAGAGTTGCTAAAGCACAAGGTAAGTCACATTCTGAAATCATTTCTGAGCTGACACAACAGTATGGATTTACTGCTACGCAAGCCGCTGAAGTGTGGGATACGTACAACAGTAGAACTAAGGCCGCAGCAGATCAAACTAAAAAAGCCGTCAGCGTCTCATTAGATGGCTTATCTGGCTCTGTCAAAAAGGCTGCCGAAAGTTGGAACAACCTGAAACTGACTGACAAGAATGGCAAAGTCAAGACCAATGCCGTTGAAGAGGTTCAAAAGGCCGTAAAAAGTGGCAAGACTTGGAATGCTATTCAGCTTTTGCTACAAGAAGGCAAAATGACAACAAACGCTCAAGACATGGTTGCAAAAGCCCTAGCTGCTAACAAGCAGTGGGACGACTTGAAGTGGATTGAGAGTGATCTACATTTGTCTTCAAATGCTAAAGAGCAAGTAGCAAGCGCCATGATTGCTAACAATCAGTGGAATGTCTCTGACTGGAAGGAAGCTCAGATATGGGCAATTAACAAAACTAATAGTGCAACAATTGAAGCTCTTGCAAACGTAGGCAAATGGGATAGTTTGACCCCAGCACAGCAGCAATTGATTGCGCAAGCTAAGACAGGTGCTGCGCTGAAACAAACATTGCAAGACTTGGGCTTATGGAATGACATGTCTGCGAAAGTTAGACAAGCAATTTTGAAAGCCATTGACGAATCTACGCAACCCGCTGCACAAGCTAAGCGAGCTGTTGATTCATTTGTTGAGCAAACCAAAACGTCTGTTTTGAAAACCATTTATGTTGAAGAACATATCACTCAGGGGCGAGCTGGTGGCGGTTCAGCAAATATAGCAACACGAGCTAAAGGTGATTCTAATTTTGCCGGCGGCCTCGCAATGGTTAACGATCAAAAAGGTCCAACGTTCCGTGAAGCTATTTTTCATCCTAATGGTGGAATTGAGATTCCATTTGGTCGTAATGTGATTAAACCAATCGAAAAGCATGCTCAAATTGTCCCTGCCGGAATGACAGCTAGAATGTTTCCAAAATTGCCTCAGTACGCCAATGGTAAAGACATTCCAGCAAACGCAACAGCACTTAGCCTAGCAAACCAAGTGACTCAATCATTGGTTGGCCAACAGCCAGTTAGTGTCAGCAATTCTTTAGATACAAAAAATCTTGAAAAGTTGCTTATGTCTATTCAGTCTATGATGTCGGCGCTGATGCAACGCGATACAACGATTGATATGGATGGACGTAAAGTTGCCGAAGTTCAATATCCGTACTTGTCTAAGATTCAAAGCATTCAAGCTCGTCGTTATAACAGAATGAGGGGGTATACGAATTGAAAAAAGAAATTACGGTAAAGTATGGTGACTTTGATTTATCTCCATACTTCATCGTTTCCAGCGTGACGATGCCATTTCTATACAAAGACAATCAGTATACTCAAATAGGCCGATCAGATGGTGAAAGTCTAATTTATTCTCGTAATGCTAAAACAAAAATCACTATCCAAGGAACCATCTTGACTCAAGAAACGAACCTTACCGTGGCTGAAACTAAAGATGAATTAATTAATGCTTTGAAATCAGATACTATTCAGCAGCTAACGTTGTCAAACTATCCGGGAAGATATTTCAACGCTATTTTTGATGGAAGTCAGGACTTTGACGGTACTTTTGACTACATTGCCACGGTAGAACTAGTATTCACTGTCCCCGATGGCATCGCCCACTCGGTAGCCACGAAGACGGCTTACAACATGCCATACAAGGGCGTGCCAGTAAACATGCTGGTCGACTCCGGTTTTGAATCTGGGAAAACCCCAGTAAACTATGTTTGGGGTGATGGTAAAGATACAGATAGATTTTTCGTAGTTGTCGGACAAACGGCTTCATTACCAACGCCATTTGGAAATTACATGCTACAAATCGGAAATTACAGCTCTGATTCTTCGCTTATTCCAGATCAGTATGCGCAACTTCCATTACCTAAACCGGTTTACATTAAAACAGGAGAAACATGGACTTATAGCTACTACTACGCAACCGCTGGGTCAGCAGTTGGGCAAGCGTCTGACTATTTGCTGACAGCCGATACATCTCCGCTTTTTGGATTGTCAATGGCTCATGACTCACGTGAAACTTCGGGAGGTCAGACAACGTGGCATCGTTTTGTAAAAACGTGGACGGCGGACAGAGACGTCACTGTAACCATTTTGCGCTTTGGTTATGCTAAAACATCAGCAAGTCCGGGATGGGTATGTATTGACAATATTAAGCTAGAACAAGAATCCCCCGTTTCTCCATGGTCGCCTAACCCAGCTGATCCTGAATACTATTCCGACACCATCACGGTTACAAATAGCGGAACAGTACCGGTCCCTGTTAAAGTAACGAGTCAATTTTCTTCAGATGACGGTTTTTTAGGGCTGACGCTTAATGGCAGATATTATCAAGTAGGCAATACGAAGGAAGTAAACGGGAAAACCTACGATGATTCTCAAATGTTAGTTAAGACACGGCCAACAATTGACAAATATATACTGAACGACCCTTCCTTTGCCGTGATACCTGCCGATCAGGGCGTGATGACGCAAACGGGTTCAGTCGCTATTTATCCAGATTCATCAAACCCTTTAGGCATTACTACTCCATCTGATTTTGGACCTAATAACAATGGCCCTCATGGGCCTTCACTTATTTATAAGTTGCCTGCTGATTCAAAGGGTGCTTTAGGAGCAGTCAATTGCATTCTGCGAATGCACGCAGGATTAGGAGCTCTGTCATTGGATTCTCCAAGCGATATGCGCCAGGTTGGTCAAATTTGCATGACGATATACGACAAAGACAAAAAGGCCATGGCAAGGATTCTCTATTCTGATATGTCACAAACAACATCAGACTTTACTGTCCGTTATGATTTGAATGGCACAAAGGTACATGAGGAAGATTTTAGCAATACTCCGGGATTCACAGGCCATTGCTATATCAGAAAGTCTGGCAGTCAATTCATTTTTGCATGGGGAGGTGAAGCCGGTGGAACCGCACAAACGTATACGTGCGAAGAATTCGCAGACACAAAGGTAATGTATGTTTCGTTTAACTTTTTGCAATGGGCAGATGTGCCACTTCCACACTATTTTGGCTTGATTGAGTGGAATTTTGAGAAGGACTATGTCGACTTGTACAAAGACTTGCCTAACTACTTTAAAGCGGGAGATATTGTCACGCTAGACTCATCAACCAATTTATTGACAATCAATCAGTACACCGACTGGGATCGTGTCGACATTGGCTCACAGCCATTGCTTGCGCCGCCAGGACAGTCAACATTAGGAATAGTAGTAAGTCCGTGGGCAAATTTGCCGGCAGTATCGACAGAGCTTCGTGAAGGGTGGTTGTGATACAGATGCAATGGTTTATTTTATCGCGCGATCAGCATGTCCTATGTGCGCCTTCAACTGATGCAAGAAATAGTTTGCCAATTTACAACGATACCGAAGATATTGTTTTGTCTAACAATACTGCAATCACAAGCTATGAATTCACCGTTGATAACACTCATCCAGATGCCCAAAAGCTTGCTGTGGGAGGCTATATTGCCTATACAAACAAATATCATCAAGTCAAACTTTGTACATTAATTGACCATGATGGCGATGACTTCACGCAAACATGGCATGCCGAAGACATCGGGATGGATCTCATTAATGAGCAGGCAGACAAAGTCACATATAAAGAACAGCATGGCTTTGCTTACTATGCTAACGAACTTTTGACCGATACGGGATGGACGCTAGGCATCAATGAGATTTCAACGATGTCCAGAACTTTGTCATTTGATGGTCAAGAAGATACCAAGCTGACGCGCATTGGCGATATTGCAAATGAGTTTGGTGGAGCAGAGCTTGAGTTTGTGGTCAAGATGGATGGATCGGCCATTACCGAACAAGTTGTCAATGCCTATAAGGAGATTGGCAATGGAAAGACGCAACAGCGATTTGTGGATGCAGTCAATCTATCGGTGCTGAAGACCAGCGGCACAATTGATTCGTTGCACACTGCCATGGCAGGATATGGTAGTACGCCTACATCAACTACTGATACAGATCAAGAGCAAGAACCAATTACATTTGCTGATATTGCCTATGATGACGGCCAATTTTTTAGCCCGCGAGGTGACAAAGTAGTTTATGATCGCGTGGCAGGAAAAACATGGGCTCGTCTAGGAGCTTTTGATCCTCAAAACAGATCGGCGACCAAAGGTTACCTTGTTGGTAACTACAGCTACGATACAAGCAATCCAAACGAATTGCTTAACCGAACGATTACTAAATTAAAATCTGTCAATACGCCAAAAGAAAGTTACGAAGCAGATGTTGTTGATATTAAGGCCGATATTGGTGATTATGTGCAAATTGCTCACCACAACTATCATCCACCAGTTTATCTAAGCGCCCGTGTGTTAGAAGTCAAAAATCATTACACAGTGCCAAACAGTGATACTGCTGTTTTTGGTAACTACAGCTTGCTCGAATCCGATCTTGACCCAAGAATTGTTGCAATGATTAACGGTTTGGCAAAGCAAACAGAAAAATATCCATGGGTTCGTTACGCTGATGATGATAAGGGCACCAATATGAGCGCTTTACCTGCCGGTAAAAAGTATATGGCTATTGTTTTTTCGAGCAAAACATCAGTCCCAAGCGATGATCCATCAGATTACGCTGGCCAGTGGGCACTGATTCAGGGAAAGGATGGCGCTGATGGTGTCCCGGGCCCTAAGGGAGCCGATGGCAAAACTAGCTATTTCCACACTGCTTGGGCGAATGATGTAAGCGGTAAAAGCGGGTTCACGGTATCCGGTGGTGATGGCAAAAAGTACATTGGCACGTATAGCGACTTCACAAAAGCTGACAGCACCAATCCAACTGATTACAACTGGGCACTTTTTAAAGGTGCAGATGGTGACGTGGGGCCAAAGGGCGATGAAGGATTGCCAGGGAAACCGGGTGCTGATGGTCGTACCACTTACGCTCACTTTGCTTATGCAAATAGTCAAGATGGGAAGACCGACTTTTCAACTACTGATCCTAACCGTAAGTACATTGGCTTCTACAGTGACTTTTCATCTGGCGACAGCACGAATCCAAGCGACTATAACTGGTCACTGATCAAGGGAGCGGACGGTGCTGATGGTAAAGATGGGGTGCCGGGGAAACCGGGTGCCGATGGCAAAACACCGTACTTCCATATTGCCTATGCCGACAGTAGTGACGGTAGAGCGAACTTTTCGCTCGATACTCCCGGTTCTCGCAAGTACATCGGTAGTTATACAGATTTCACACAGGCCGATAGCAACAACCCAGCGCTTTATTCTTGGCAACTAGTACAGGGGCCACAAGGTGATACTGGTCCGCGAGGTCCTCAAGGACCACAGGGACCACAAGGCCCTCAAGGTGTTCCCGGAAGCAAGGATGTGCCTTATCCATATGTACAATTGTCGGCCCCAGTAAGCCCGAAAAAAGGTGATACTTGGTGGCATGGCACTAGCTACGCCGATGCTACGGCTTTGCAACTATATGATGGTACCAAATGGATTGACCAGAGTATTGCCCAAGCGGTGCTTAGCATCAAAAAGTTGCAATCAATTGAGATTGACAGTGCAACCATTAATTCTCCAACGATAAATGTTCCTTTCACTCATGCTTCTGTTGAAGGCGGCGGAACATTGTCAACTGGCAAGCTGACTCTGAATGGTACTGCATACACCATTGATGGAAATATTGAAGATTCAAATGGTAAGCCAAATGGTCAAAATTACCATACTGAGTTAAACCCCGATGGCTTACTTTCGTATTTAACAGAAGTTGATGGTACAACGAAGAAGGATATTAGCAGAATCTCAATGGGCACTCTTGAGTTGAGTCACTTAGTTAGTGGACTAGGATCTAATGCAACCTATATCACGAGCAGCTTAGATGCTTTAAGAGTCTTGCAATTAACAAATAATAACTTGCCTGTGTGGCATGGAGTTTTATATCCGCAATCTGGAGATACTGCAACAATGTCGGTTCCACTGTCTAAAACACTAACCGGCTGGCTAATTGCTTGGAGCTATTATCAAAACGGAAGGCCAACGAATAACAACTATGCCTTCACTCTCATACCAAAGGCTGCACTGATATACAACACAACTGGGGCTAACTATTTGCGGGTAACTATCACAATGAGAGAAGTTGGCACAACCTACAAACTTTTGTTTTATGACGATACGCATATTGTTGGCAATGATGAAAACGCGACAGGATATCCAGCTAAAGCGGTTATGACTGAAGTATACGCAGTTTAGGAGGCTGTTATGGAAGCTGACAAAATAAAGGCACTTCTTAGCACTGATGAAAATGACTATATCACCGGTTATCAGCAGGAGTTTTGGGACGGCAGCCAGTGGCAAACACCGTTTGATGATGAGGAAGCCATCCTGATCGCTCCTGAAGAGCTGAAAAAGATTGTTATTGGCGCTTCAAAGCTGGCTGATGACGGTACTGTTGTAATAGATACCGATAAGCAAGCGGCGCTAGAAAAAGCGGCTAATCAAGTGACACCGACCGCAGAACAGATACTGCTCGCAAATTTAACTCTTGAAGTAGCACAGCTGAAGGTGGCGAAATCAAGTGACTAATTATGATCAGTGTGCACTACTTTACAGTTGGGGGATTGATTTAACACCTTATGTACCAGTAATGATCACCCCAGATCAATACAAGCAAATTACAGGCAGTGACTATGTCGCCAGCAAAAGCTAGCGGCTATTTTTGTGGAAGGAAGTGAGAAAGTGACATTTTTTGGATACACGATTGGTGACTGGGCGGAGTTCATATCAATCATAGGGGTGGGTGTAAGTGCGGGCAGCTGGCTGTTCAAAAAGATTGCCTTAGATCCATTGCGTTCTGATATTCAAGTGCTTTCAGAGACGATTAATCGTCAGCTCAAGCTGCACGAACAGTCGTTGGCAGACTTGGGACAACATCTGAGGACACATGATGACGAGCTCGGCAGTCACTCGGTTAGGATTACTCGATTGGAAGACCATGTAGGCATTAAAGGAGATAATGATGATGAATAATTGGACAGAACTTTTGGTATCACTTGCAGTAGCGGCAGTCCCAATCATTGGAGCTTGGATTTCAAAACAATTGCTGGCTAACAAACAGGCGCTCACTTTGGTAAAGGTATTAGGCCCATTGGCAAATGCTGCGGTAACAGCGGCAGAACAGCTCGGTGTGACACAGGAGATTGACGGTGCGGTTAAGAAATCTACTGCCATTCAAGCTGTGAAAGATGGTTTAAAGTCGCTGGGTTTCACCAGCACAGACGAGCAGACAATTGCCAACGCGGTTGAGAAAGCTTTTGCGGATTTGAAAGACAGTCTAGCAGAAACCTATCCGCAAAAGACAGTTGATCAGGAAGCATCTAATCAAGATAAGGTAGCTGCCGCAGCTCAAACAGCAGCAGACGCAGTTAAGGCTCAGCTGGCACCATCATCTGTTGCTCCACAGCAATAAGGAGGGCACCATGAAATTTAAAAATAAACTAATCACCTTGGTAGTCGCCTTCTTGGCGGCTATTTCTTTTGCCCTGCCATCGCAGGTCAATGCGGCAAAGGGAGATCAAGGTGTCGACTGGAGCCGGTACCAAGGAGATAACGGTGTCTTTGGTTATTCCGCTGACAAGTTCGGCATCTCTCAAATCGGTGGCTATAGCGGCTACGGCACGTACGAGCAAACCACGTACAAGACACAGGTTGCATCGTTGATTGCCGCTGGTAAGCGAGCACATACTTACATTTGGTGGCAGAACATTAATGATACTAACTTGGCTAAACAAGTGCTAGACCATTTCTTACCAGATATACAGACTCCAAAGGGTTCTATTGTTGCACTTGACTACGAGGCAGGTTCTACAAATACAGCAACGTTGCTGTGGGCACTCAATTATATCCGCGATGCTGGTTATACACCAATGCTGTACGGTTATAAGAGCTTCTTGATGAGTCATATTGACTTGTCACAGATTGCCAGCCACTATCAGTTATGGCTTGCCGAATATCCTGATTACAATGTCACCACTATTCCGAACTATGGCTACTTCCCGAGCTTTGACAATGTAGGTATCTTCCAGTTCACTTCCACCTATCGCGCTGGTGGCCTTGATGGTAACGTTGATCTAACCGGAATCACTGATTCAGGCTACAATGGTAGCACGACAACTGGCAGCGGCAAGACCTACGTCAAGCCATCAACCGATACACCGGCAACCAACGCAGGCCAACAAGCTAACAACACCACGCTCAGCCAGATCAAAGCTGGAGATAGTGTTAAGGTAAACTTCGGCACAACCCGGTGGGCGAACGGTGTCGCAATGCCTAGCTGGGTTCAGGGCAAGACGTACACCGTGCAGCAAGTATCTGGATCTAACGTATTGCTTGGTGGCATCATGAGCTGGATCAATCGTAGCAATGTTGAATTGTTGACAACGACCAGTGTGTCATCAGTAAGCTCTGGCTCAACCTACACGGTTCAGTCTGGTGATAGTTGGTGGTCTATTGCTTACAGGTATGGCATGAGCATGTATACTTTGGCTTCTAACAACGGCAAGTCAATCTACAGTGTGATTCACCCAGGCGATGTATTGCGTGTCTCTGGTGGCTACTCAGTGTCCGTATCAAGTCACACGTACTACACAGTCCACTATGGTGACAGCTTCTGGAGTATTGCTAACAAGTACGGTATCAGCATGTACACGTTAGCCGCTAACAATGGCAAGTCAATCTACAGCCTGATTTATCCGGGCGAAAGCCTGTACATCAGGTAA